AGAAGAAGAGAAGCAGAAGCCTTATTATATGAAGGCAAAGAATGGCACGAAGTATAAATTTTTGCTAAACTAACCAAAGACTAGGAAAAAAATATGACAGAAATGGATTTTATGTTTAACAAATTACCATCTATGCGAAATAGAGATAATTTTATGTCTATTGAGCAAGATTTTCCCCAAAGACTTCCATCATTATTAGAAGAAACTCCTGATGATCCTTTAAGTTATTTTGTTCCTACAGTACCAACTGTAACTGAAATAGATGATCTTTTAGTAGAAAGGCCAGTTGATATGCCTCGTAGTATTTTTGAAGACAGAAATCAAATCCCTACTTTTAATATGGATGATTTTTTAATGAGAAATAATTTATATCAGACTCCAGAAGATAGAGTTATGCAAGATCAAAATAAATTAAATGATATGATAGATTATATGGATTATAACAATCAAGCAAATTTATTTGATTCACCTAATTCATCTGATTCATTAATAAATCCAAATTATAATTCTGGACAAAACTATGCACAATCAATAGCTGGCGGTGAAAATGTAGCTAATATGATTGCTCCAGGTGTAGCTTATTCTTCTGATAACCCACAAGGATTTACACAACAAGATATAAATACTGGCGTAGTACCAAATCCATTTGAATATACTCCTTTTGCTGGTCTTCGTGGGCCTAGCTTACCAAAGATGCAAAATCCACCACAAAGAGCAGACCAGCTTTTTATTGATGATGGGCCAGGTTCTCTTGGTAGAGAAAATGAATTATTAAGATCTAATTATAGCCCTTTAAATTTAGCAGGAATACAAAGAGTATTAGATAATTTAGGCTAACATGGCATCACAAGAAGAGATATTACAATCAAACGAAGCAGAGTTAATTCTAAACTCTGAAACATTTAAAAAAGCAATTCAAATACTTAAAGATGAATATACAAACTTATGGTTATCTTCTGAAGGAGATGATATAAGTACAAGAGAAAATTTACACAAAGCTATTAAGCTGTTGCCCGAAGTTGAAAAACATCTACGTATTATTGTAGAGAAGGGTAAAATTACAAAATCACAATTAGGCAGATTACATAAGGTTGTGTAAACTACAAGTAATATAGTAAAATATTACTTTACATTTTAAGGAATGAATAATGACCAATAACGCAAAGCCGACTGGTTTACAAACTGATATTCAAGAGGCTGAACAGTCTTTTGAAAGTTTTTTGACTCCAGAGGAACAACCAGAAAACGAAACAGAACAAACATCAGAAGATGTAGTCAACGAAGAGGAAGTTATCGAAGATGAAATCCTTGAAGAAGACGAAGTTGAAGAAGATGAAGAACAAGAACTCCAAGAAGATCAAGTAGAAGAAGAGGAGTCCGAGCAACCACAGCTATATACTATTAAAGTAGATGGCCAAGATACAGAGGTCACGCTTGAAGAACTCCAAAACGGATACAGTCGCCAAAGAGATTATACGAGAAAAACTCAAGAGTTAGCCGAACAGCGAAAAGCTATTGAAGCTCAACAACAAGAGGTTTCTCAAAAAGATGCAATTTATTCACAGTTGTTACCTAGAATGGAATCAACTTTGAAGGGCGAGTTAGAAAACGAGCCAGATTGGAACGCACTTTACGAAGCAGATCCTATTGCTTATGTCCGTGAAAAAGACTTATGGAATGAGAAAAAGCAAAAGTTGCAAGCCGTGCAAGCTGAATCAAAAAGGATTGAAGAAGAATCTAATGTTGAACAGCAAAAGAAATTTCAACAATTTGTTGAATACGGACAGCAACAATTGCTTAATTTAATTCCTGAATGGCAAGATAATAAAATAGCAAGTAGAGAAAAGACTGCTATTAAAGATTATGCAATGAGTGTTTTGGGATATACCCAACAAGAAATTGATGCAGTTTATGATTACCGACAATTAATTGGTTTAAGAAACGGCTGGTTATATAACAAAACACAACAAGCGACTAAAGTGAAACCAACTGAAAAAAAAGCGGCAGCTCGTACCGCACGACCTGGCACTTCAAATGTTCCAAAATCTACAACTCCTGTGAAAAGAGCAAAACAAAGATTAGCTAAAACTGGCAAAGTGCAAGATGCAGCTAAACTTTTTGAACAAATAATATAAACTTTTTTTATAAGGAAAAAATATCATGGCAAAAGTAACTAACGCTTTTGATACATATACAGCGACTTCTGACAGAGAACAACTTAGTGATGTTATTTATAACATTTCTCCTCAGCAAACTCCGTTTATGTCATCAATCGGAAAAAACTCAATCAAGAATGTAGTTTTTGATTGGCAAACAGAAACATTACCAACTGCAAGCGGAAGTGGTCAGCTAGAAGGTTTTGAACTTTCAAGAGCTGCATCAACTGCTACTACAAGAGTTAGTAATGTAGCAATGATCTCATCAAGAGATGCAACTGTAACTGGCTCACAACAAGCTAGTGATCCAGCAGGTAAAAAGTCAGAAATGGCTCATCAACTTGCTATTATGTCTAAAGCATTAAAAAGAGATATGGAAACAGCTCTCTGTCAAAAAGGTGCTAAAACAACTGGTAACGCAACAACAGCTAGGGTAACTGGCGGTTTTGAATCTTGGATTACATCTAATGTATCAAGAGGAACTGGTGGTTCTGGAGCTGGTGGCGGTGCTGCTCCTACTGATGCAACATCAGGTAACCAAAGAGCTTTAACTGAAACTTTACTTAAAGCAGTATTACAATCTTGTTTCACAAACGGTGGAGAGCCTTCAATGGCAATCTGTGGCCCTGTAAACAAGCAAGTAATTTCTGGTTTCACAGGTAGAAGTTCAGCTAGACAAATGATTGATGCAAATACAGTAGAGGCTTCTGTTTCTATTTACGCATCAGATTTTGGTGAGCTTAAAATAGTACCTTCTAACTTTAGTAGAGAAAGAACATTACTATTAGTAGATCCTGACTTTGCAAAAGTGTCTTACCTAAGAGATTTCCAAACAGTTGATATCTCAACAATAGGTGATGCTCAAACTAAAATGATTGTAGTTGAATACGGTTTAGAAATGAGCAACGAAGCTGCTCATGGAGCTGTTTACGACTTATCAACATCATAAGTTTAATTAAGGGGGGTGAGTAATCACCCCTCTTTTTTAAGATGGCAAGACGTACTATCATAGATACTAAAACAAACTTTATTAGCGAGTTTGCTACTGAAGACGACAAGTTTGTTTATCACACGCAACAAAACGTAGCGCCCGTGTTAGATCACGTTAAAAAAATAAAAGAATTAAATCCTGTGCCTGGCAAAGAAATGCGACACTGCGCAGAGATTCCTATGGTAATATATGAAAAAATGGTTCGAGAGGGTTGGGCGCAAGATAAAGCTAAAATGAAAAGATGGCTAAACGATCCCGAGAATAAAATGTTTAGAACATGGCAAGGTAAAGTATGACTTATACTGAATTAAAAACACAGATTGCAGATTTTTTAAATAGAAGTGATTTAACTTCTAAATTAGATTTTTTTATTGATGCAACCGAAGGTGAATTGAATAGAAGATTAAGAACTAAAGAGATGGTTAAAAGAGCTACGGCAACTGCTGACAGTCAATATTTATCTGTACCTACCGATTGGTTAGAAGCTATAAATGTCGAAATAACTTCAGGTGATTTTACGCCATTGTTACAACAATCAATTGAATCATTGGATGTTTACAGAAAAGCTAATAACAATGTTTCTGGTCAACCAGTATTTTTTGCATTAGTTGATAATACAATGGAACTTGCACCTACACCTGACACCAGTTATACATTACAATTAACATATTACGGTTCGATAACAGCGTTGAGCAGTACCAATACTAGCAACTTTTTATCGACTGGACATCCAGACGTTTATTTATATGGATGTTTAAAACACGCTTCTATCTATCTTATGGAAGATGAGCGTGTATCAATGTTTTCTCAACTGTTTGAAAAAGCTTTAGAGGAAATGAGAATGGAGCAAGAACGAGCTGAATTTGGTAAAGGTTCGTTGATACCAAGAAGAAGAACTTATGGTAAGGCTCATAAAACAACTTATCATTTTAAAAGTTAGAGGTAAAAAATGGCGGGATTTAGTGATTATTTAGAAGACAAAGTTTTAAACCATGTTTTTGCTGGTAGTGCTTTTACAGCACCATCCACTTTGCACGTGGCTTTATACACTGTAGCTCCATCCGATACAGGTGGTGGCACAGAAGTTTCTG